CTTCCAGAGAATATTTTAGATATACTGGAGCAGCCACAAAAACTTTTGGTAGACTTTTTAGGTCTGAATTTGAGACAATAAGCAAAGTAGCAAGAGAGCGTGTAAAGGATCTTCAAACCCAGTATGTCAAGATGGGTCGAGGAGCCAACGGTGCTTTACAAGCAATTGCTGTAAGACCTCTTACTTTAGACATGAAAAACCTTGGCACACAAACAGCCATGGCAGCACAAAAACAACAACTTTTAAATCAACTATTAAAACAAGGATCAACTAACCTTTTAAACTTTGGTAAGAATACACAGTGGGCTGGTCGTCAGTTAATGGTTGGTTTCACAGTTCCACTGGCTATGGTAGGAACTGCTGCAGCAAAAACATTTATGGCTATGGAAGAGCAGGCTATTAGATTTAGACGTGTCTATGGAAATATGTTTACAACAAAAGATGAAACCGATGACATGGTTAAACAAATTCAGACTTTGGCAAAAGAATATACAAAGTATGGTATTGCAGTTGCAGAAACAATGGAAATGGCAGCCAGCGCTGCAGCAATGGGTAAGGTTGGAGCAGATCTAACTGCTCAAGTATCACAAGCCACTCGTCTTGCAGTTCTTGGTGGGGTTGAGCAAGCAGAAGCATTAGAAACAACAATATCTATTACAAATGCTTTTGGTGTTGCTACAGAAGACTTAACAAAAAAGATTGACTTCCTTAACGCAGTTGAAAACCAGACTGTCGTATCAATTGAAGATTTAACTATTGCAATTCCAAAGGCTGGTCCAGTTGTTCAGCAACTTGGAGGAGATGTAGAAGATCTTGCTTTCTTCCTTACAGCAATGAAAGAAGGTGGAATCAACGCATCAGAAGGTGCTAACGCACTCAAGTCTGGTCTTGCATCTTTAATTAATCCATCAGCAAAAGCAAGTGCAATGCTTGGAGATCTTGGTATTAATATTAAGGGAATTGTTGAAGCAAATAAGGGAGATGTTAAATCAACAGTTGTTGAGTTTTCAAAAGCATTAGATACTTTAGATCCACTTAACCGTGCAAGAGCAATTGAGCAATTATTTGGTAAGTTCCAGTTCTCTCGTTTATCAACATTATTTCAAAACGTAGTAGCCGAGGGTAGCCAAGCATCAAAGGTATTAGAATTAACAAAAGCAACTACAGAAGAATTAGCAATCTTATCTGAGCGAGAATTAGCCAAGATTGAAAATACAACAACCTATAAGTTTAAAAAGTCAATTGAAGATCTTAAGGTAACCCTTGCTCCAGTTGGAGAACAATTCCTAAAGGCATTAACGCCCATAGTTGAGTTTGCTTCAAAGATTTTAGATAAGTTTAATGATCTTGGAGATGGAAGTAAGAAGTTTTTAACTATCTTTACAGTTGCCGTTGCAGGTATAGGTCCAGTACTACTTATGAGTTTTGGTTTGATAGCAAATGCTATTGCAAATATAATTAAACTATTTACAAACATGAGAGGTGGCTTTCAAAAAATAGGCTCATCTACCCAAGTACTTGGAGAGCAAACAAACTATTTAACACAAGAACAACTTGAGGCCTCTGCAGTAGCAGCATCACTAGATCAGGTTCATCAAAGACTTAAGCAAACATTTACATCTGAAGCGTCTTCAATAAATGCACTAACATCAGCATATCAAAGAGCGATGGCAGCACAGAGAGCATTTGGAATGCCAGGAGGAATGCGACCAGGAGTTGCTCCCAAAAAGTTTTCAGAGGGTGGAATTATATCTGGTCCTGGAGGACCTAAGTCTGATTCAGTTCCGATTATGGCATCTAATGGGGAAGCAATTATTTCTGCAAAAACTGTTAATAAATATCCTGGAATTATTCAAGGATTGATTGCAGGAAACATTCCTGGATACAAGAACGCTGGAATTGTTGGATCTAAGTCTGTTAAATTTGGCGGAGCCGATTATAATCTTCCTGCAGGATCACAAACAATAAATGCAATTCAAGCAAAAATAGATAGTAGCATTGGCACTGTAGATGAAATCATTGCTAAAGCATTACAAAATCTTGCATCAGAAACAAAAATAAGCACAAAGATGTTTGTTAAAGAAGTTAGAAGAATTGCTCAATCAGAGGGTAAAAGAGTTGCAGATTTAGGGAAAGAGTTTGCATCTAATTCAGAAAAAAGAGTTGGTGGCGGAGGTGCATACTCTGCTCCTAAGTCACTTGGAAGTCCTGCAGAACAACTAAGAAGAGAACGTGGAAATGTAGCAGCAGCAGCAGAGATGGCTCCTGCAAGAGCATCAGCAAGAGCAATTAGACAAAGAATGAAAGAGTATGGAGCATCACAGTCACAGATTGCAAATGCTACACAAATTGATAGATCACACACCATTGCTGTTTCAAAAGAACAGAAGGGTGCTAAGACTGGCGTAAAGACTGGGATGAAAAACCCAGCATGGAATAGTGCTGTTTGGACACCACAAACTGGTGCAGAAAATAATTCAATTCTTGAAAGTCTTAAGAAGTCTGAAAAGTATAGAAAACTATATCAAGAATATTTAACAAAAACTGGTGCAACAGAAACACAGATTACATCTATTATGTCAAACATAAATAAAGGTGTTGCATTAACAGAAGATCAATTATCTATTCAAGGCAAGGCTCTTAGACAAATTGCAGTGGATGCAAAAACAAATGCTGCTATTGAAAAACAAACAAGTAGAAACTTTGTCATGTATGCAGATGCTGTTGGTCAGGGAGCACTAGCCAGAGAAAAAATTCTTGCAAGACAGCCTCAAAAACTTAGAGACTTAACAATAAGAAATCAAAAAGCAATTCAGGCAATTGCAGAAGAACTTCCAAACGCAGCAGCCCTAGCACTGCAGACTCAGTCTCCATCACGCAGAATGCGTAAGGTTGGACAAGATGCAGGTGCTGGACTTATCCTAGGTGCACAAGAATACATTGATGACGCAAGAGCAACGGGACAACAACTCGGTGCTGCAACAGTCCAGGGTACACAGTCGCAGGCAGCAGCATCAAGAACAGCACTATATGGAACTGGCCCAGTAGATGCTAACCAAAAATCTTTAAGACGTCAACTACAAGCACAGCAAAAGAGAAGTGCTATTGCTCAAAAGTCTGGATATCCAGCATCAGTAATTACAGGAGGAACAGCCGACTCTGCTAATAAGCAAACACTTTCCTCAAGAATGTCCTCAGTTTCTCAAAAGATAAAAGATAGAAGAGCAGAAAGAAAAGAGTCTGGGACTGGCATGGGTGCTGGTGGCAAGATGATGGCTGCCTCTGGAGTTATGATGGCTGCTTCTATGATCCCTGGACAGATTGGAGATGCTGCTCAAAAAGTAATGATGCCAATGATGGCGCTTTCAATGATTATGCCATTACTAAAAAGTCAAATGGGAATTGCAGTTGTCGCATTTGGAGCAGTGGCTGCAGCAATGTACTATTTTAATCAGAGCATAAAGAAAGCAAGAGAAGCAGGAGTTGCTCTTGCACAGTCTATGGTTATGACATCTAAAAAACTTCAAGCGCTTTCAGAAGTAACTGGCAAAGTTAGCGCAACTGAAGCAGCAGATAGAAAACGTCAAAATACTTTAACTGGTGAAAGCGGAGTACAAAGAAAATTTGGTCAAAACGTACTTGAAAGTGATTTTGGTAAAACACTTTTAGGTGACATAGAAAAGCAAGCAGCATCTGGTCAAGGAATTCAGCAAATTGGAAAAAATATTTCTAGTAGTCTTGCATATGCAATTGTTCAGGGAGTCATAACAACCGACCAAGCAAGAAGCATATCAGCAGCACTTGGAGAAGAATTAAAGAGTTACGAAATACCAGCAATAGTTAGTGGGAAAATAACATCACTCTTTGGCCCAAATGGAGAAAATCTTGCAGAAGACCCATTAAAGATCAGTCTTGAAATTCAAAAACAATCAATGGAAAAACAAGCAATCTTGTTTAAAAGCGCTTTAGATGGAATGAAGCCAACATCTGGACTTTCTGCTCCGCAAGTTATGGCTGGATCGACGGCTGCAGGTGCAGCAATTGGAAGTGTTGTTCCAGGAGTAGGAACCGTTATAGGTGCTGGCATTGGCGGAGTTATAGGAGCAGGGGCTGCATATGCTGATAATAAAAATCAAGCAAGCAACAATAAACTTGGAGCAGCAGCAATTCAAATGGCTTTAGAAAATGTTACTTTAAATAATGGGCTTGTTGATTCTATTAATAAACAGTACGACACCAAGGTTGCTATGGCAAAGACTGACAAAGAAATTAAAACAATCGAAGATGAAAGAGCAGCAGCCCTAGTAGCCGTAAATGCTGAAAATACAAAAGCGCTTAACTTTCTTATTGCACAAAAAGATGCATTTGGTGAGGACGTATTTACAAGTGGAATTAATGCAGCAATTGATGTATTATATAAAGAAGGCCCAATGAAAGTTTTTGCAGATCAAGCAAAAGAGGCTATAAAAGGAGTTGCAGATGCAGACTTTAAAGCAATGCTTCAAATTGAATTTGCTAGTGGAGCACTAGATCCAGCAACTGTTATGAAGTTAGCAAAGAATAAAGAAATTCAAAGTAAGTTTAAAGTCTTAGTTGAAACTCAGGGTGCAGAAGATGCAAACTTGCTTCTGCAACTTTTAATGAAGGCTGGAGTTTCTGACATGAACATTCCAATTCTTATGGACATAATAAATAAAGATCCAAAGAATTTTGATAAAAATATGAATGCTATTGCAACTATTGGAAACATGCAACAAAAATATGGAATCACTGTAGATCTTAATGTTGACGGTGCTTCAAAAATTAAAGAAGTTTCTGCAATAACTGAAAAACTAAAAGGAACAAAAGACAGCGAACTATCTAAAAAAGCATTCTTTGATCTAGGTGTAACTGGAGATATGACTGCACAAGAAATGGATAGACTTTGGACAACTCTTGTCGGTACATCTAAAACAATTAATAAATCAGTTGTAGTAGATTTTGTTGCTGCTGGAGATAAAGATGTCCTGGCTGCATATCTTGCTGCAAAAGGAATTCCCCAACTTAGAGGTAGAGGTGCTGCTGCACAAAAGAAAAAGTACATGGCTATTGCAAAGGCTGACCTTGTTGGAAGACAAGGCAAGGTAGTTGATGAAAAAAAGACAGTTCCTGCGGTTACTGGTGGTGGGGAAAAGACCAAGATAGACTCATCTCCATTAGATGATTTAGTAAAGAGATTAAGAGATGTAAGAAAAAATCAAATAGGTCTTACACAGGGATGGGTGGCATCTTCTGCTGCACTAAAGAAACTGTTTGGTGGAAAGAAAACAATTGGAATATTTAGCGGTATTGAAAATGACCTAAGAAAAATAGGCGCAGGAGAAGACCTAATTGATCTTATAACTGGCATGAGTAAAGAAGAGTATGAAAGAGAAAAGAAAAATCTATTTGAATTTGATGCTGATGGAAATATATCAAAACTAAAAGATGATGCTCAAAACATTCAAGATGCTCTTGATTCAATAAAACTTGGAGCATTTGTAAGTGATCAAGAAAAAATGGCAAAGCAGATGGGAAATCAAATCACAGCACTAAATAGACTTAGGGCTGCAGGTATTCAAGGATCCGTTGCACTTGAAGCAGTAGCAGATGCAACCTTTGCAGCAGCCATTGCAAACAAAAATCTAGATGATAAGCAGATAAAAGATATTGCTGCTGCTTGGAAAATAGCAACTGCAGAAAAAAGAAACTATGCTGCAATCGAAGGCCTAGAGGCTGAAGAAGCAACACTGGATAACGAAATTGAAATTTTGAAAAAGTTAACAGAAGTTATGAGCATGTTTACAAAAGAGCAAATGGATGCAATAATGAAAAGCGAAGCCCTCAAAAAAGCACTAGTTGGCTTGGCATCATTTAAGCCTGGCGACGCTGGGTATGAACAATTTTTTAGAATTCTTAAAAAAGCATTAGAAAAAGAAAAGATTCAGTTAGGCATTGATTCATCATCAATTGAAGGAATGCAAAAGATTTTTGATCAAGGATTTGCTACAGCAATGGAGCGAGTGGATGTATCAGAGAAAAAACTTACATTGCAGTTTGACGTAGAGACAGAAAGTTTTCAAAATATAATTGACAAGGCACAGGATGAAATTGACGATGCTGAGTTTAAGAAAGATGACAAAGAGGCAGCGCTAAGAGCAATTGAAAAACAAGAAGAGAAAATTAATGAAAAGTATGATGAAAGAATCAAGGCTTTAGATGAGGTTGAAAAAGCAAATGCTGCAATTTCTGCTCAACAAAAGGGACAACTAACCCTTGCCGAAGCACTAACATCTGGAGATATAGCAGCAGCAGCAAGGGCTGCTCAAGACATGAGGGCTCAGGCAGCAGCAGATGCAGTAACAAAAGAAAGAGATGTATTAGAAAAATCTAGAGAAAATGAACTTTCAAAAGTTACAGAGGGTGGAAAGACTAGAAAAACTCTTGAAAAAGAAATAAAAGAATTAGAAGATTATATATTTCAGTTAGAAGAAAAAAATATTGAGCCAGCACAAGAACAAATAAGAAAAAAGAATGTTGACCTTAGAGAGCAAGTAAAAGAACTTGATAAAGTTAGAAGAACATGGGAACAATACCAGAATTCAATTGATGAAGCAAGAGTTAACAACAAGGTAGCACAAAAAGCAATAGATGATGCCATAGCAATTATGCCTAGACTTAAAGAAGCATACAGAACTCAATGCCCACCTGGATCAATGTGGGATGAGGCCAGTGGAGATTGTGTACCAATTCCAGAACCAGATCCAATTGTTCCAGCAGGTGTTGGTGGCTGTGAACCAGGATTCCATGATGATGGTACAGGAAACTGTGTTGCAGATGTAGTTGATGATCCAACGCCAACCTGCCCACCAGGAATGTTTATGAATGCAGAAGGAAAGTGTTACAAGAAGTCAGAAGAAGAAGATCCTGCTAAGGTAGTCAAGAAGGTTGACCCTTGTCCTGATGGAATGACAATGAATGCTGAAGGAAAATGCTATAGAATGTCAACACCAACTGTTGTTACAAAAAAACCAGTAGTTCCACCAACAACAAAGCCAACACTAGAAGAATTACAAAAGAAGGATCCATTCTTTAATAATTCTTCATTGCATAGACAAGATTTAGATAGAATTGCTCAAGATGCTAAAAAGAATTTAATGCTATTTGAACAAAACATGAATGTTAGAGATGTAGCAAAAAATGCTGGAAACACTCCAGCACAGCATTTGCAGAGTTTATACAAGTTACAAAATGATCTTGCTGTACAAAAAGCCATGGCCCCTACCGCAGGAATGCTTGCACAAGAAAAGGCTGCTAAAGCAGCACAGGAAAAAGCAGATGCAGCAGCAAAGGCTAAAAATGCAGCAAACTTAAAGAATTTTGGTGGAAACGCAGCAGCAGCAAATGCATTTGGTAACTGGCCAATTAAGAAATCAATGGGTGGATTAATTCCTAATTATTTTGCAGTTGGAGGTTTTGCTAAAGGAACAGACACAGTTCCAGCAATGCTAACTCCAGGAGAGTTTATAATGAGCAAGTATGCTGTAGATCAATACGGCGTAAACACAATGAAAAAAATTAATAACGGTGATTCAATTGGCGGGACAGTGTATAATAATACATATACCCTAACAGTTAATGCAAAGACGGATGCAAATCCAAAAGATATTGCTCAAGCAGTAATGTCAACAATTAAGAGGGTTGACGATAGAAGAATTAGGGGAGTGTCTTTAAATGCCTGAAGAAGAAGAGATTGATCCTAGGGTAACCTATATACAGGGTCGTAGAAAATACAATAGACCTAGTGGAATGCTTTGGTCTGAAAATACTGGAACCCTTAAAAATGGTTTATATGTTCCAAATGGATACGAGATTGGTGCAGATCCGTTAGATGTTGAAGACGAAACATTGCTTGATCAATTCCTTTTGACTACTGATGATAATAGACAGCCACTTGAGTTCTCAGAAGAAAGAATTGAAAAGCGTGAAAGAATGATTAATGGCCGTATGAGGTCATATCATATCGCAGACAAACTTACATTAAGCACAAGTTGGAACTTAATACCATCTAGATCCCACGCAAACATCCCAACCTTTGATACCATTACTGGAGTTTCTCCTTACAAGTCTTATACATCTGACGGTGGTGCAGGTGGGGCAGACTTACTTGAGTGGTATGATTCACACAAGGGTTCTTTCTGGGTGTTTCTTGCATATGATAGAAAAGGTATCTTTAAAGGAACTCCAGCCCCGTATGACCACTTAGCACAATACAATCAACTAATAGAAATGTTTATTAGTGATTTTTCATACTCTGTTGAAAAACGAGGAACTAATTTTGATTTCTGGAATGTATCAGTAAGCCTGGAAGAAGTATAATGTTTGAAGACAAAGACCTGCAAACATTTTTAGAGACTTCTTCGACGGTACGAAACAAGTCAATAATAACAGCAGAATGGAATATGAATATACCAACCAATATAAAACATATTGGTAACTATAGGTATAGACCAACACAGAGTGATTCAATATATTCTTCTCTTCCTACAAGTTTTGACATTAATGATGATGGAAATTTTTATACAGGAGCAACCGATGCAGATATTCTTATAGATGGAACATTTGACAATAATGATATACCAACAACATTTCTAACAAAGAAAGAAAAATTAAAAACTCTCTACTCTTTAGAAGAATGCTTTAATCAATTTAGACCAAGGTCTGGAATAAATAAGGCTGTATTTTTTAAAGATAATGGAACCTATATTCACCACCCAAATCTTTTTATGGCTGATAGACCAAGATACTATATGCCAGATAAAAATGATAAGTTTAAGTACTGGACTTCTTATAGAACAGAATCTGGACAAGAATATGGTATTGCCTCAAAGGTTACTGGATCTCAAAATTCTATAGAGGATGCCTGCCCTTTTGTGGTGTATAAAGAAAAAATACCAACTAATAGAGTCGTAGTAAAAATGCAAACGCATACTGGTACAGAAAATTTAGGTCCATTCTCTTCCCCAACGGGCTCGTTTGCAGACCCATTCTTTGGAGATTTAAATAAAAAAGTTCCTAGCAAATGGAAGATTCAATTCTTAAAGGATGGTAATTGGGAAAACATAATGTCTTTTGATCCATCAAAAACTAGATCAGATGGAACACCAATTATTAAAAGCGATGGTTATGTTGAAATTGCATATGGTTTAATAGTTCCTGACGAATGGACTTCAAACTTTGTATTTGCAGAAATATATACAAGTACATCATTACTTCCTGAGCAGTCTGTTATTGGATATGCTTATCTTATAAAAGAAAATGAAAAATCTTTGGGCAAATTTTATATTTGGAATGGAGAAGATTACACAATAATCTCACCAAAATATGGATGGTATATTCAAGATGAAACAGTCAATAGGCTAACTAACTTTGTTACAGATGCAACATCTCCCAGCGTATTTACAAAGTCTTTAGATGGCAAAGATCAGTATAGAGAGTTTGAGTATATCTCTGGAGTTAGAATTGTTGTAGATACAATGAATGCAAAAGATTCAACATTTGATCTTATAGAAATATCTCCTAGACTTGTTCTTAATCTTTCCGATAAAACGCTTGACTATTCAATTAACAAGAGTGCTTCAGATCTTGGTGTTAGTGGTTTGCCAGTAGGACAGTTAATTGCTTCTAATGGAACTATTAATATTTTTGACTATGACCAGGCATTTAATGAAAACAATACATCAAGTATAATATCAAAATATATTAATAGACATGTACAGTTAAAGTTTTATGAAGTCATTGTTGACGTTGATGGTTGGGACTATTATGTACCAATGAAAACATTGTACTCAGATGCATTCCCAAAGCAAGATCTTATGGGAAAAACAGTTTCTCTTTCTTTGAGAGATATGTACTGGTATCTAGAATCAACTACAGCGCCACAAATATTGATGACAGAGGTATCTGTTAGTTCAGCAGTTTCGCTTTTATTAGACCATATTGGTTTTTCTAATTATACTTTTAAAAGAGTAGAAAATGAAAAAGAAATAATAATTCCATATTTCTTTGTTGGCCCAGACAAGAGTGTTGCACAGGTTCTTCAAGACTTGGCAATATCAACACAGACAGCAATGTTCTTTGATGAGTACAATAACTTTGTGATGATGAGCAAAGACTATATTATGCCAACTAAAGAACAAAGGCCTACAACATTTGCTCTAAAAGGAACAAACGACTTGTTTGAAGATAGAGAAGTTAAAAATAAAACTCTTGACAAGGCTAAGATTGCAAATATTATTTCTGTTTCTTCACAACCAAATAGCGTATACAATGATGGAGTAGTTAACTATACAACAAGGCACATACAAAGGTCTGTTGGTTCTATAAGAGAGGCCAGCCTTTTAGATGATGAAAGAACCTACATATACAAGCCTGTACTTCTGTGGGAAGTTTCTGGAACAGAATTCACAAAATCAATTAACAATGAGGTCAACACTCAGTCTGCATACTCTCTAAGTGCGATACCACTAAACTCTAATCTTTCAGCAGAAGTTCCAATTGTAAAAAATAACATTGTTATAAACAATACATTCAGTCTTGGCGAGGCCGTATATTCTATTGGTAGATACAACGGATACTTTTATGCACAAGGAGAGATTATAAGATATGATGCAGTTCAATATAACGTTGCTGGATTTGGAAATGTTTGGATTACATCTAATGAAGAATATCAAAACTATTTTTCTAAACTACCATTTAATGGAAAGATATACCCAACGGGACTTGTAAGAATTTATTCTGAGCCAAAATATTTTGAGCAGTCTGGCGTAGTTAAGTTGCAAAACGGAGAAGTTCAAAAGCATGGTCGTGGACAATTTGGAACTACAGTAGTGGCTCACTCTGCTGGCATATCTGATTACTGGAAGTCCGATGATAATGTTAAGGGCTGCTACATGGTTTCAGATTACTTATTTGGAAAAGATTTAGGAGATCTTTCGATTGAGGTAACAATACCACCTGGCGCAACACAGTCAGAGATAAATCTTTTAAAGGCTGCAGGAAAAATTACTGCAGAAGGCTACTCTTCTGACGCACTAGCAAGGACATCTTCCAGAACTGGCCTTATCAAAAACTTTATGTCAACAGCAGTGGGTGGAGAAATAACAACTGCAACACAACCAAGGCCAGGATCTATTCAGTCTTCTGCGCTTTGTTTAACTGGACCAAACTTTACGACAAAGCAAAAGCCAAGAGACTTTATTTCATATGTACATAAGTCATTGCCAGATACAAAATATAAACATTTTGGAACAAGAGTTAGAATTATTGGTAAAATTGAAAGTAGTAAAGACTCAGGTCAAACCGCCAATGGAGCATTTAATTTTTATGTCGTAAATGGTTCAACACCAGACAAAAATATTAATGTTACAGGTGGATCTGCTGGAATAGCCGTAATGTTAAATACTTCTACAAATGTTGGCTATTACTTTGAAATCGGAGCCCTTGGATTAGATAATTTATCAGCAGAAGATAGAGAAACGACTAGCAATGTATTTTTTTATAAAATAAAATCAAATAATGGAGTGGCTATTCCTGTTGTCTTGTACGATGCTGTTGCAAAAATCACAGTGGACGATGGAAGGTTTACTGGACAATCAAGAATGTTTGCAGAAGAAAATCCAACAGTGTATGATCTTGCAGTTGAGTACGAGGACATTGGAAGTACAAGAAGATTCTATTTATACATTAACGGAAAACTTATAAAGACAGTCGACGATACAGACCCTCTTCCAGTTTACAACAGCCTTGCATTATTTACTAGAGGTTCATCAAGAGCAATGTTTGAAAATGTATATGCTCTGTCAAATAATTATTCTCAAAATACATCATTTGCTTTAGATGCTCCAGTAAATTCAGTTTTTGGCGATGAAGAAGTAGATGCTAACGAATCATTTAAAAAATACGCTATAAGTGGTTTAGTTCAAAATACATACTTGTCTGGCATTGGTTCTTCAGCACCACCAAAATATAAAATATATTTTGAAGAGTTTGGAACTATAATGAGAGAAGCAGCATCATTTAATTTTAAATATGATAAGGCTTATCCTGCGTTAACTGCAAAAATTTCTCCAACTTTCAATAAGATGAAGGGCTATGTGATCTCTGGATTTAGAGCAGGCTCTTACGGAGCAGAATTCTTAATCTTTAATGCAACAGATACAGCGCTTAACTTAGATGAAACAAGTGGAAACTATTTAAGAGTTCAGGGTATTACTTTTACTCAGCAATCTAATAACAACCTAACAGTTGACGAGTATTTTAAAAAGAATAGCACAGAGTCAAATCCACAGTTTATTGCAGATAAATTAATTTCAAATCCTTTTAAATTTAAGCAGGATTATCAAGATATTAAACTTAGCCGAATGACATACGGAAAGAAAGATTTTTCTTTAGAAACTGTATATGTTCAGTCACAAGATGAAGCATCAAATTTAATGAAGTGGATAATTGAAAAAACAACAAAGCCAAGAAAATCACTTGGCGTTAAAATATTTTCAATACCAACAATTCAACTTGGAGATATAGTCAGTTTAGATTATAAAGAAAATGGTATAAGTATGGCATCAAATTCAGAAAGCAGATTTGTTGTTTATAATATTGAATTTACAAGAAATTCAGACGGTCCAGATATGACAGTATTTTTAAGTGAGGTGGTTTAATGTCAACTCCAATTGATGGCGCAGGAGATGCCACAGCAGCGCTTCCAAAAGCCATAGTAGTGATAGATAATACTTCTGTAAAGGTTGCAACTCCAGACCTAATCCTTTTTGATGAGGAATCTGTGACCATTGAAAACATGACAGACCTTGTGTTTGAAGACATAGGTGGGTATGAACTTGCTACCATATATAGACATGATTTAGTTAATGGACAAAAGGTTGTTTATTCACCAATTAAAAATTTAACAGATCTATACCTACAATACAATCCAAACAATGTTTTAAGGTTGCAGTCTTCTGACTCATACTTTAAGTCTTTATCTTTGTCTATTTTTGATCGTCTGCCAGTATGTGGAACTGGATATGACTTGGTTGGAACAAACCCAGACCTAACACAAAGAACAAAGGTTCCAAACTGCAAGTCTGTATATATTGACCCTATAACTGGAGACCTAGTAATTAACTTAATTAATATGAAAAAAAATGAGCAGTTAGAGGTTCAAGTTCTGAGCAGTGGAGATATCTTTAGTGATACAATATATACATAATGGGAGCAATTAATGATAACTAATATAGGCAAGAATCTTTTAGCCAAGTACCTTGTGGGACAGACCCAATCGTATGCGTCTCACATTGCTGTGGGCTGTGGACCCAACCCAGTGCCTTCTGACGGGATGTTAGGAGACTACTCATTAAAGAAGTCTTTAGACTTTGAAATGTTCCGTGTGCCAATTATATCTAGAGGCTTTGTAAATGAAAACGGTATAGATAAGGTAGTCTTAACAGCAGAACTACCAACAGAAGAAAGGTATGAGATTACTGAGGTTGGTATTTTCTCTGCAGCATCAAACCCAGTTGCTGGATCTTTTGATAGCAGAAACATTTTTTCTTTTGCAGATACAGACAACTGGCTATATCAGCCATATAACTCTCCTGCTATAGATATTCCGATCATATACACACCACTTAGTGGTGATGCTCAAAACAATAATATAAATCAAACAGCAAATGTATTTGAAACAAATGCAGACAATAGAGTTTTTACTGATCAATATAGATTAGAAAGAAATGAAAGATGTAGGTTCTTAAATAATATTATTGCTATTGTAGGAAATAACTCTACACTAACCCGCGACCAGTTAGGCAAAATAAGAGTCACTCCTGGTTCTAAATATATAAGGCTAAACGAAACATCAGTAGATCTTTCAAAAAACAGTCCATTGGACGAACTAAAACTTGCATTTTCTGTTGTTAATAAGGTTGCTAATTCTAATACAGTGCCAGACAATGTTAAAATATTGTTGGAGTTTTCTTATATTGGAACAAACTCTGTAGTAGAGTATGCAAGGTTTGAAGTAGACGTTGATGACCAATCATACGTTGCTGGAACAGCAAATGATGTATTTGACTTTTCTGAAAGTAGATATATTGTTGCAACAAAAGCACTCAAGGATCTAAAGAAAACAGATAATTTTGACTGGAGAGAAGTTAATATAGTAAAGATATATTCATGTGTTACTGAGGCTGGATCTCCTTCAGATTTATTTTATGTTTGCTTAGACGGAGTAAGATTAGAAAATGTAACATCTACAAACTCTTTGTATGGTTTAACTGGATACTCTGTAATTAAAAATGTGGGCTCAAGGCCAATCGTAAAATCAGCAAACACAACAAACTATATTGAGTTTAGATTTGCTTTGGATGTTGGCTAATGGCAGATAAAGGTATAAAAAATGTTGTTATCAAAAAAGAGTTGCTGGGGAAAGTAACATCGTCAAACTCAAGAGTTGTTAGATTTAGAATTGTTTCAGAAGATAAAAATAGAAAATCAGCATATTCAAAAATATTTATTACTGGTTCAGAGGCTGTAATTATTGGACCAGGTGATATTAATATTGTAGGTAATAGTATTTTTGTAAATTGGTCTACTGGGCAGTTATCAGCACAAATAGTCTATGATGTTTTTGCAGGGTTTGATGGAGCAATCCCATCATACGTGGGTTCTACTGGATCTCAAAATTATTCTTTTTTAAAAAATGGAACGCAATCTGTAAGAGTGATTGTGCAGGCATCATCGATTGCTCCAAGACTTATAGACTCATTAGAGGTTTATGACTCTGGAATTGTAAGTCTGGTATAATTATAGTATGCCAATTTTACCTTTGCCAGAGCGTGGTCAACCATTAGATGTAACATATTTATATCAAATCGTTCAGTCTGTTAATGAACTGTATACTCAGGTAGGTATTTCTAAAAAAGGATATGTGGTGGTTGATACACCAACTGCTGGCCCACAAACCGCAAAAACATCTGAGGCAGCAGTTGTTGGAGGATACGAATTAGTTTCCCCTTCTTCAACCCAAACAACAGGAACTTCTTTGCCGTGGTTTCATGATTTTGAAAAAGAGTTTAAGTATCCACCAATAGTAACGGCAACAGCATACAACAGAGCAATGAACGATGCTGGAAAAGATGTCACAGTAACTATAAATAGTATAACAACATCAAAGGTAGAAGGCACAATTAAGTTTAACGTTGGCGGAGAAATCACAATGGGTATTAATGTAATAGCAGTTGGAATACCAAACTCGTGATCAAATGTATAAAATGTAATGGAAGAATGTTTATAGATCGACAGTATACAGAAATAAACAATTTAGAACTATATTGTATTCTTTGTGGAATGAGAACATTTTTTCATCCACCCAACAATTCTCAGGAGGGCCGATGGCTACTAAAAAAGGAACAGTTGAGAGCGAAAAATACAATGAGTCACCTGTAATACCAGGTAACAAAAAGGTT